AATGAAATGCTATCTCCCCAGAATTGCCCATCCTCAATCCATATCGTCCGACCTGATGCAGTAGTAAGTTGCATCCTTACGAAAGGCACATCACCGTTATTTACTTTCTGCATATATGCAGTAGAAGCACTAATCATGGCAATTACCTCTCAATGATGTCAAAACTCACAGTCTCATAAATCTTCTGACCAACCGCCCAGATTTTGGTAGGAGCAGACCTATCTCCAACGTAAAAATTCTTAATCTGATAAGCATTGGCTTTAGGATCAAAGTAGCGGACATTGATGTACTCAGGGTTAAATGCGTTAAGGATTGTAGAAGCAACACTAGGCTTTACCGCACTCCACGAGAGTTCAATCTTAACCTTTTGTGTAACACGGCCTTTATACATATAGCCTTTGTCATCACGACCAGAATCCCCGATACTAACATCTTGCAGACTCCATTTCATGCTTGAGGGATTTGGCATATCCACTCCATCAACTCGGATTAATACTTCTGCCATAACTCACCTCATCTTGATATATAGAAAAGGGAGACAAGCTGTTACACTCATCTCCCCATTATTTTTAGTAACTGTATTGCGCTACTGGATGATACCGCTTATCGAGGCTTCTGTTTCCACGGTTGACCGCTTTCGCAAGAACCTCATTGTTTTCGGTATACAGTGTAGCATTAACATTGATAGGTCTCTGGTTTTGACCATCAAGCATCTGAGCCATAGCCGGAAGGACTCTCATCGCAATAGCATCAGCAATCTCATCACTATTGGAAGTACCCATACCACCAGAATCAACAATCGCACTAGCGATCCTCTTCATGGTAGATTTCCTTTCCAGAGGGATAGCTGCTTCTGCTCCGGCTTCGCCAAATACCTGGAATCCAACCGGGCCAGTAAACAGACCGCCCTTTGCGTTTTCCATACGGAATGTCGCAAAAGCTTTGGAAATAGCATTTCCGGCTGCATCAGTGTAGTCTGCAATGATCTTTTTGGCAGAGGTCTTGATGTTGAAATAAATATCAATATTCTTGTCTTCAAGTTCATTGTATTTAGTGTATGCAGTGTTGAATCCGTTAGTGCGTGTACCATGAGCAGTCTTCGTTGCTCTGTTGCTTACGATAGCCTTAAATGCGGATGCAGTCGAATTGAATCCGCTAGTTTTAACACCGTGAGCAGTCTTAGTGGCCTTGTTGTTCTTAATACCATGATAGTCATTCTTCGTTCTGGTAAATCCAGAAGTCCAAGTACCATTAACGGTTTTGGTAGCAGTGCCGTTCTTCAGAGCATGAAATGCTTCAGCACCAGTCCTAAACTTGGGAGTCTGAACACCATCAAGAGTCTTAGTGACTGTAGGGTTCTTCGCAAGTTCCTTGGTGTTGACTTGAAGCTGTTTGAACGAGCCGTCAGTTATGCCCTTTAAGACTGTGGTCACAGTGTTTGTGGTAGATGTACCCTTTGGCGAAGGTGTATTGGTTGCTGTAGAACCAGAAGAGCCACCGCCAGGAGTATACTTTCCAAAATCTTTCCACACATCAGAATAAGATGTACTGCTACCAGTAGCACCAGATTCCTTTGCGGTTTTCTGGGAATCAGCAACTTTGCCATATGAAGGGAAAAGTGTTCTCAGTTTCTTGTCCAACCACTTGCCAAGCGCAATACCACCAAGAGTGATTGCTGTAACACCAAGAGTTGCTGCTGTGATTTTGCCAAGAGTAATTGCACCAGAAGCACTTGCCGTAGATGCAACAGTTCCAGATGTAGTAGCACCGCCGCCAACAGAACTACTGATAGCTTCAGCAAGTCCAAGTCCGGCAATCTTCTTCATCACCGCATACTTGAACGCAGTTCCAAATAGGGCAGCCACAAGCTTCGGAACTGCAACAACACCAATTCCAACAGCAATAGCACCCCAAGGCAGACCGATTAATAATGTAAGGAAATTCTCTGTGAGTTTTACCTTGTCTGCTTTACCAATAGCATCAGCGATGCCACCGACAACGGTATCAACAAAAGCATTAATGCCCTCGTTAATCTCTTTGGCATCGAAGCTTTCAAGAAATCCGTTTACAAACTCGCTTACAGCATCAGACACATCTTTTCTCAGTGTGCCGTCTTTAAACAGGCTCTTGAGAGTCGTGCCAATACCAGTAAGGAAAGTGCCAAGAGTCTTACCCATATCTTTGGGATTGAGTTCATCTATAGCACCACGAATGCCCTCTTTAAGCTTTTCACCAAATCCAGAAAAATCGAAATTCTCAACGAAGCCACCAAAGAAGTTCCAAGCTGCTCTGAATTTATCAGCAATGGCTCTGCCAAGCGCATCAGCATCCCATTCATCGATCATTGCGTTTGCACCATGTGCTAATCTCTTGCCCCACTGTCTCCAGTTAAAGCCGTTAATCCACATCCTAAAGGTGTAAACGATGTCGTTAAGACCTCTGGCAAGCGTTCTGCCGATAAGACCCCAATCAATGTACTCCATCATGGAGTTGACAGAAGCCTGGAACGGCTGAATAAATCCGTAGACTTTATCCTTCCATTTATTCCAATCCAGAAGATCATATATCTTTGCAAACCCGGCATTAAGGGCATAAGCAATATTCTTGCCAAGTCCTTGCCAGTCTCGCTGTATGAACGCCTTGCGTATTCTCTTTGCCCATTTGTTGATAGCATCAAGAACAGGAGAATTGTCGAGGTCAGCAGTGAAGTCCGGCAGAAGACCAGAAGTATCCAGTCCACCAAGACCACCGGCACCGCCGCCACCGCCACCACCAGAACCACCAGATCCGGCAGAGTTTGTATCCTTTGCCAACTGGTTGAGTTCATCGAACGGCAATACAGTGAGTTGCTTTTTGAGTTCTTTGGCCGCTTTACCAGCACTGCCAAGTCCATCGCTAGCTCCACCAGCACCGCTACCAAGATTGCCAACTGCATCAGCAGAATCATCTAAGTATCCGGTCAAGTCATCAGCATATCCTCTGGCAGCTGCAAGCGGTTTACCGAACAGAGTCCACATAAATGTGCGGAACACTGTGGCTGCTTGAATCAGCTTGCGAATGAGAATATTAAGCCATCCAATAACAGGAGCTATCGCAGAAACAAGGCCCTGTCCAATTGTGGACGAAAGTACCTGGAAGTTTAAGGAAAGCAACCTCAACTGGTTGGCGAGACTCATGCTGGTCCTCTGGAAATCTCCTTCTGCATACTGAGTGGCATGGAGAATGTACTGGTATCTCAAAGCCATCTGTGTGGCTTGATCCATTTCTTTCCAAGATGTATTGATACCTTGGCTCAGAGCAAATGCTTGCATGTTGGCAACGCTCATGTTCACGCCGAGGCTTCGTAAGGGTCTGCTCATACCAGCGAGGCCCGATGTAATCTTGGTCATGGCTTCATCTACAGTAATATCGTAGAGCGAAGCAATATCTCCGGCTCTTTCAATGAGATCAGTAGTCATCTGTGTAGCACTGTCTCTCATGCCCTCGGTGACATCAAAGCCAGAACTGTTAAAAATAGACTGTAATCGTCCGGCATATCTTAAAGCGGCGATTTCCGATACGCCAAAAGCATCTATTGTGGATTTAGACCACTTATAAACATAGCCAGATATGTCTTCGTATCCTTTGCGTAGACTACCAAAGGCAGTGTCGATTACGTTCTGTATCTCAACAATCGAAGAGCCAAGATTGACAGATTCTTTCAGCCAGCCGAACACTCCTCTAAGTCCAATAAACGGAAGGACCGTTCTCAGCAAGTTGCCAAAGGACAAGGCCATGCCGTTTACATGTGCTGTGTGCGCTGGAATTAACCCAAGTCTGCTCATGAAACTTCCAAGAGCAGATGCTCCTTGACCGCCAAGTTTGAGCGATATACTAAGCACTTTCTTGAGTCCGGCCACGGCAGTATTAGAAGCAGTACCAATGATAGTTCCAAACGAACCACCACGACTGCCACCAGTTCCACCAGAACCGATAGAGCTAAGTGCCTTGCCTGTTTTCTGTCCGGCAGCTGCAAGGTTACCAAGACCTTGAATGGTCATAGCAAGGTTTTCGTTAATCTCCGGCGCGTTCTGCAACGCATTAAGGAACTCAACAACCGCTGTTGTCAGATCCTTTAAATTAGAAGCAGTCTTACCAGTTTTATCACCAGCGGAAGCAAGAGAAGCAAGAGAAGCAACGAACTGACTGACTGTGGTATTTACATCACCAGTGCTTGTAAGCGTCTTGATCGCTTCTTTAAGCCTTGGTACAAGAACTCTAAGTCCGTCAGCGGTTGTCTTGGTCTTATCGCCAGCATTAGCCAGCCTAGCAATAGCGGAAACAAATCTATTAAGGCTGTTAGATATATCGCCAACATTGGCAATATCAGTAATGCCAGTAGCAATTGTGTTGAAAATGCCAACATCAAATTTGCTGGTATCGACCTCGATGAGCCTTCTGAGTGCGTTTGTAAATGCAGAAAGGCCAGTATCCTTAATGTTTGTTTGATTCATTGAGGATATAGCGTCCGCTACCTGGGAAAATCCAGAAGCAAACTGTGGCAACTTTGCAATATCAATAGAAGCAAAAGCGGCCTCAACTGAATCTCTCAGCTTTTGATTGTCGATTTTTAGCTTTATAGGCTGAGTGGTATATTCTTTCTTGGTAGCAGAATTGATTGCGTTCTGGATCTGGGTCTCAAACCTAGACTGGTCAATATTGAGATCAATCGGAATCTTGTCGGCAGAATCAGTCATGCGTTTGGAAGTGGCTGTTTCAACCATCTCCCGAATCTTGGCCGTGGTATTCTGTGCCATTGCGTCAATCTTTTCGGCAACAGCATCATTCTGCGTAAATCCATTCAGAGCTTCTTTGGCTTCTAAGATTTTCTCTCTCAGAAAAACAAATTGGTCCGGTGCGTTGTCTGGCACTGTGAAAAAGTCGATAATCCTTGAGTTGTTCTCAGCGAAAGCACTATCAAAACCGAACACATCCGTGTCGATTCTCATGCCACCGTTCTTGAGGATTCTCTCAAGGCCCATCTTTCGCCATTCGGCCATTTCGTCCTTAGACATCTGGCCTGGATTTATGCGAAGGTTCTCAACATCTTGAAGGAAATTCACATAGGCATCCCTCATGCCAGTGAGATCAGCTGTAGACACTCTAGCACTTTCGCTAATAGCATCTTTCAGCCTTTCTATTCCCTCTGCTGCGTTACCGCCACCAGCAATGTCGTGAGTAATATCACGAAGAATACTTCTGACAGACGTAATTCCATCAGTGTTCATTCCGAGGTCTTTGCCAAGGCTCTTGCCCATAGCACTAACGCTCTTGCTGACATCACGCTCTGCCTGTGAAGCTGCATATTTCAGACGATCAATCCTGTCCGCTCCGCTAACAGAAATGTCAATATTTACTTTTTTATCTTTGAGATTATTAAGATTGATACGAGACAACTTGGTGAGATTGTCAATGGCTTTGCCAAAGTTTGCACCGCCAAGCCTATCAATACCACTTGCAAATCTCTGTAAATCCCCTGACGCACCGCCTAGTTTACTGGCAGATGCAGCCGCAATATTAAGTGCAGTAGCAAGATTGCCTAATTGCCTTATGGCATCGCTCGCGTCAGAGCCAATTTGTAATTGAAGTTCGTCAATTTTCTGTGATGCCATAGCGTTTTACTCCGAAAAAATAGGCAAGGTTGTTAGCCTTGCCCACTCTTACTTTTGAAATTCTCATTATAGACAGCAACCCAAGCGGCAAATTTGTTGAAGTCGGATAGCGGATCTTCTTCAACTTCAATCTCAGCACTAAAAGGCTTGTCGAAGTATTTTGATCTTGACTTCTTGCCGTTCAGTACATTGTCTACCGCAACGCTTACGGCTTTAGTGACATATGCACCCATCTGCCACATCTGATAATCAAGACGCTCTTGTTGCATCTTATCCATTTCACGATATGGCTCAAGTTCAACCGGAATTGAATCCCAGAACCTTTCCTCGCTTATCCCCAACATGAGGAAGTAAGGAAGAGTTATGTGTTGGACTCGTTCTCTGTAGGTGTCATAGCGATCACTCGTGCTGGCTCGTTCTCCATATCCGATTTCACCATCTCGATCGAAGTCTGAGCTTTCTCCGCTTCGTCCGCTGCTTTCATCATTACTGATAAAAAACCGTTCTTCTCCAACTCACCTTGAAGGTCCTGGAAAAGCGTTGCAGCCGACTGCTGTTTATCCTCTGTGGACTCGTCCTCGTAGTCATCGAAAAGATCAAGCATTGCATCAATTCGATCAGCTTTCTCTTCGTCAGTCTTATAACCGAACTCATCAGAGTGATACTTCTGCAATCCGGCCAGAAGCAGTTCTGCTGTGGTCGTGGCAAGTTTGTCAACGATGCCTTTCGCGTCCATCTCGTCAAGATTCAGATTGGAAACCTTATCAAGAAGGTCTCCTTTACAAACCATACGATAGGTGAAACGAACCTTATACTCTTTGCCGTGAATTTTAAAGATATACATAACTTTCCCTCACTAAGTATGTAAATTTAGATTCCGATTAAGTTGTAGCTGTAGCTGCAATTGTAACAACGGTAGAAGGATAAACACTGATCGTCATTTCGATCAGCCCATTAACTTCTCCTTCATTTACGTACACATCGTACTGGCCTTCCCATGTAGCCTTCGCTCCGGCATTGCCGCCGAAATCAAGCTCGAAGTAGCCATCAGTCAGAGCATTGGTCTTCAGAGAAGTATAAGCCGCTGTGGTAAAGTTTGCAGTAAACTGCATATTTTCGACAGACTGTACGCCAGGCACGAACGTCTGTGCGCTATCTGTGAGGTCCGTGGACTCGATCTGCTCTCTCTCGCCATTCAGCTGCGGAAAGGTCTTGATCTTGCACAGTTCGGAAAGAGAATTTGCAGATGTACCAAATTTAAGGATAGTACCAATTGTGT